TTTGCATATCATACAAGCCGTTGCCAGGTTGCGGGAAATTCATAAAATTGGTTGGTTGCTTTTCGTCGTTGCGCGCGTCCCACTTTAATTGCATGTATTCTGACAAATCGTCTTTTATCATGCTTACTTCAGCAAGGTATAAATTAGGGCGTTCTTTTGCCACTCTAAACGTTGGGGTATCTATGCCAAAACGAATTGCTTTATCTGCGTCTTTACCTTTCAGACCTACAACAAACGTGTTGGTTTTATCAATGAAGTTGTACGCAAAACTTGTATAGTGTCCACAGTCAACACCCGTTGCAAATACTTTCATGCGGCGGCCCGTATCTGTCACAAAGATTTCGTTTATAGCCTCTTCAAATTTGGGCCACACACTATTTGGTTTGTTTTCTTCATACGTCCAACGCTCCCTGTCTATTTTGTTTTTTGCAGTGTTTTCGCGTGGTACAAACGTGCCTATGCTGCCATGCTTTATGCTGTAGCTTGCCCCGCTTTCGCTCCATGCAACTATTTCATAATCTAAACGTGCGTCGTCAACCTTGCCGTTTAAATCGGCTGCGCAGGTAAGCAGTAATATTTTACCGTTGCCATCGCGTATGCTTACGGCTTCAGGTATTACGCCAATTTCATAATCGCGAATGTTGCGCATCAACATGCGACTGTCAAGTTTTGTCGATGTAGGTTCAAAGGGCCAACCCATGCACAGGTTGATAAACGTTTTTTGTTGGTCTTCTTTTTGCGGTTCGTTTGGCGGGTTTGCTTGTAAATATTGTTCAACATAGTGTGTCCAGTTGTACATACCAGGCGGCGCGTAAAGACTGGGCAAGTGGTAAGAAGTATGGTCTTCAAATTTTGGTTCAACTGTAGGTTTCCAAAAACCATCTAACAAAAATTGTGCTTTGTTTCTTTCGTCAAAGTAGCCGCCGCAGTGCTTGCATATATAACCAACTGAAGATTTTATAAGCCTGTCGCGCGCGTCCAGTTTCCACGTAATGCCCGCCTTTTCTTTGCCGTCTGTACCCTCTATATCAACGCTCCATTCTAAGTGCTGAAACGCGCCGCATCGTTGGCACGGTATCTGATACATACGTTGGTCGCCTTTTAGGTAAACCTCTAGTATCGGGCTACCTGCTTTCAATTCGGGTGTACTGATATAGTACAACTTCATTTTGCTGAAGTATGCAGCAAAACGTTGTTCTATCATGCTAGACGTTGCACCACTTTCTTTTGCTGCTGCTTTTGCTGCTGCGAAATCGTCAATAAATCCGTATTGCACAGAGCGTTGGCGCAACAGTTTGTGATTTGTTGCCGACCCGCTTATTAAACTACCGTCGGGAAATTCTTTGCTTTTGTTTGTGTCGCCCGTGCGGCTATTGCGTGCGCGCAATACGTTTGGTTTGATAAGATGCCGCAGGCCGCAATCGTCAATAACCTGGTCAATCTTATTCATACTTTCAACAGACAAATCAGAGTGGCCCGTTAAGAATAAAATATGTCCAGGGTTTTCGCTGATAATCCACGCAATAGCGGCTTCAATAACGCCTGTACTGAAACCGATTTGTGCGCCTTTCATTACAGATATTATTTTAGCGGGGTCGCCCTGTGCAAGCCTGTTAACTATTTCACGCAGGTATGGTGTACGGTCATAGCTGAATTTGCCAGGGAAAGCCGCGCCGTTGGGCATTACGCGGCGGCTTTCTATAAAGTCACTAGGTAATATATTGCTTCTAAAAACCAACCCGCTTTTCAGCACGTCCGTTAGTTGCTCAATCATGTGTTTTTTATTTGTTTGTTTTGCTATTTCTTTTCACCTACACCGCGTTGTTCGCTGTATTCGGCAATCAGATTTTCTAAGCCTGCAATTGCATTTTCAACACCCTCTTTCACAGCATCATTTGTTTGCTGATTTATTTTGCCTCTGAAGTATGCAGCATCTTTGCTGCTTAGGTTTGTTTTTGTTTCTATCTCATTCATCATATTTGTTGCCGCGTTTGAATATGCCTGCGACAATGATTTGCTGAATTGAGAAATCAGGCTTTTAACTAAGTCAGTCGGTATTAACGAACCCTCTATTTTTTCAGCGCGTAGCCTCAACAATCGTATTTCTTCGTCTTTCTTTGAAATATCCTTTTCGAGTTTTTCGCGCTCTAATTCAAACATTGTCATTTGCCTGCCAGGGTCTAACGGCGGCAATGCAGGTGCGGCAACGTTTGGTGGTGGCTTTTCTTCGCGCTGCGGACGCACGGTTGTTTTTGTGGGCGCAGGTTCTTCTATTGCAATTTGCATTTCGCTACCTGCAACAACCAATGTGCCACCGCTACCAATTATCAGGTTGTTTTTTTCTTTGTATGCCTTTATCCAACTTTTGTTAGGCTCTATGCTATCGTCTATAAAGTCGCCCGATAATACAAGCGCGCCGCGTTGTATATAGCTGCCAACATAGTTGTTCTTTTTGCCGATAAATCGTGCAAATTCTGCGCGGGTATATAGTGCCATTAATCTTTTGGTTTTGTGGTGGTGCGCATGTGTTCGGGGAAACTATTAATGATTTTGTGCAAGTTGCTGCGCAGCACTTTGTTTGTTGTAATGCCTAGATGTGACGCAATATTATCGAGCTGCTTTCGCTGCCCTGGGGGCAATGAACGCACGCGCAATTCGTCATACTTGTATTCTTTTTTGGGCGGGGATTTTGGCGTTGGATTTTCGTTTTGATTTTCCACGCCATTTGTATTTGATACAAAATTATGTAAAAGCAAAACGATTTGTGGACAAAATTATTTCACACGTTTTGCACGTTCTACTTTGCACACATGGCAAAGGAAATCCTTTTGTATTCACCGATATACAGCTTTACTGCGGTTGACTTCATTACAGCAATGGAGGAGGCGCGCGGGCTTGATGTATCGTTAAGGATTAACGGCCCTGGTGGTAGTGTGTTTGATGGTTGGGGCATGTTGAGCAAGATTGCAGAGCATGACGGCAAAGTGAATTTAAAGATAGATGGTATTGCAGCAAGTATGTACGCTGTGTTTCCGTTGTTCGTACCATACGACAATACCGAATGTTTAGACGTGTCGCGCATTATGATACACCGCGCAGACAGTTACGTTGAAACTGAAGAAGAACGCGCGCTGTTGGCAAGCATCAACAAAGACCTGAAAACGAAAATGAAAGCGCGGTTGGATGGTGCAAAATTCAAAGAAGTAACAGGCTATACCATAGACGAAATTTTTGATAGTGAAACTGTAATTGATGTTTGGTTGAATGCCAAACAGGCAAAAGAAATCGGGTTAATCAAAAAGATAAACAAACTAACACCGAAAGAAATTGCCGCTTATCAACCGTTATGGTCGAGCATCGCAGCATGTGCAACAACTGAAGCACGCGCGCCGAAAGAACAAACAAAAAACGACAAACAAACAAAAAATAAAACAATGAATATCGAAACGCTGAAAGCTGAACACCCCGATTTGTACAAAGAAGTTTTGGCACTGGGTGTAACACAAGAACGCGACAGGGTAGGTGCGTGGATGGCCTTTGTTGACCTTGACCCAACAGCAGTTGCAAAAGGTATCGAAGACGGCGCGAACGTATCACAAAAAATAATGGCAGAGTTTCAGCGCAAACAATTTGCGGCTGCTGCAACTGCTAATATAACGGGCGACGCTGCCCCAGGCGTGCAAACACCTGAATTGCCAGTTGCGCAAAATCAACCAGGCGCACAGGCGCAGCAACCAAACAAAGAAATCGTTGCGTTCAAAACATCGTTGGATGAAGTTTTAAAAAATCGTCCTAAACCACAATTGTAATACCCGCGCATTGCGCATAAACAATAACTGATATGTCAACAGTAAATCAAGTATTAAACAACGGACAACAGACAATTACCAATTACAACACTGCAAAGTTGTTCATTGGTGGTAACAGGTATGTTACAAAGAACGTTGCCAACGCAACGGGCAGCACGCTAGTGCTAACCGAGGGCATGGTAATGGGTGTAGTAAACAGCACGGGTAAAGCGGCTATTGCAAAATCGGGCAGTACAGACGGTTCACAAGTGCCGCGCGGTATTCTGCATACATCAATAAGCATTGCGAACGGCTCAAACGCAGACGTGAAAATATGCGTTTCGGGCGACGTTAATAAAAGCCTTGTAAAACTGGATGGTTCGGACACTTTCGCCACACAGATAACAATTGTAGCAGACGCAGGTACTGCAACAATGGGTAGGATAGAAGACCTGATAACAGGCTTAGGTATCAATTTGGTTCCTACTACCGAAAACACTGCTGTTGATAACCAATAGCAAAAACACAACAAACAAAAAATAAAACACACAAAACTTTAAACAATGCAAATTTCAGCACAAGACGCACGGGCATTATTCACACAATATTTGGCCGACTTCTACAGAGAAATGTCGTTGCTTGTTCCAACAGGTTTTTTGCAATCTTTCTTTACTGAAGTTGAAAATTCAACGCTGACAATTTCGTTGGAAGTTGAACGCGGATATGAAAAGGTAGCAGTTGACGTTGCGCGCGGTACAGAGGGTAATCGTAACGACTTTAGCAACACAACATACAAGCAATTTAAGCCGCCATACTACCGCGAATGGTTTGATAAAACAGACCTTGCATTGTATGACCGTTTGATTGGCAGTACTGATATTACAGAGGGCATGTTTGTTGCCATCATGGAAGAAGTTGCCGACAAACTGGTAATACTGCAAAAGAAAATCATGCGTGCGTACGAACTGCAATGTGCGCAGGTTTTTGAAACTGGTATTGTAACACTCAACGAGGGTATCAATATTGACTTCAAACGCAAAGCGGGTTCTTTGGTGAACCTGGGCGCGGGCAACTACTGGGCATCTGCGGTAAACCCATACGATACCCTGGAAGCAGGCGCAAACTTTGTGCGCCAAACAGGTAAAGCGCAGGGCGGTACGGTTAACGTATTGTTCGGTTCAACAGCATGGTCTGATTTCCTGAAAAATGCAACGGTGTTGGCGCGTGCTGATATTCGCAATTTCCAACTGGACAATGTGCGCATGCCACAACGCAACAGTGTTGGTGCATCTTTGATGGGTGAAGTTGCAATTGGTAGCTACCGCGCGCTGCTGTGGACATACCCTGAATTTTACGACAATGCTAACAACGTAAGCACGCCGTACATGAACCCTAAAAAGGTTGTTGTATT